TTATTATCCAGATGCAGATAATGCAATTGAAGATATAGTGAATGAATCAATTGTTCTTGATTCGCAACGACTTTCTCTTGATGTAGTATTAGATGATTTAAAAGCATCAGATACAATCAAAGAAGCTATAAGAAAAGAGTTTGAACAAGTTTATAAACTTTTAACTTTTGATATAAAAGGACATGATATATTTCGTACATGGTATGTTGATGGAAGACTATACTATCATATAGTTGTAGATCCAAAAAATACTAAAAGCGGAATTAATGAATTAAGATACATAGATCCTCGTAAAATACGAAAGATTAAAAATTATAAAAAAGAAAAAAATGATAAAGGTGTTGATGTAGTAAAAGAAATTGAAGAATACTACATTTATAATGATAAAGGTATTACAGATAGTTTAGCAACAGGAATCAAATTATCTTTAGATTCAGTTGTGTTTTGTCCATCTGGATTGACTGATTTAAATTCTGGTATGATATTATCGCATTTACATAAAGCGATAAAACCAGTAAATCAATTAAAGATGGTCGAAGATTCTGTGGTGATATATCGTTTATCAAGAGCACCTGAAAGAAGAATATTTTATATTGATGTTGGTAATTTACCAAAGCTAAAAGCAGAGCAATACGTTAATGATATTATGAACAAATTTAGAAATAAAGTTGTTTATGATGCATCAACTGGTGAAGTACGAGATGATCGTAAGCATATGTCAATGCTTGAAGATTTTTGGATGCCGAGAAGAGAGGGTGGTAGAGGAACTGAAATTACTACACTCCAAGGTGGACAAAATTTAGGTGAAATAGCTGACGTACAATATTTTCAAAGAAAATTATATCAATCTTTAAATGTACCAATTTCTAGATTGATGACTGAAACAGGTTTTAATTTAGGAAGAGCAAGTGAAATATCTCGTGATGAATTAAACTTTCAAAAGTTTATTGATCGTTTAAGAAGAAAATTTAGTTCATTATTTTATAGTATTTTAAGAGTACAATTAATTCTAAAAGGAATTATAAAAGATCAAGAGTGGGAACAATTTTCTCAAGATATACGTTTTGATTTTTTAAGAGATAATTTCTTTACTGAATTAAAAGAAAATGAAATATTGGCTCAAAGAATTAATATGTTAAGTTCTATTGAGCAATACATTGGAAAATATTACAGTGTAAATTGGGTGCGTAAGAATATTCTTCGTCAAACTGAAGATGATATAACTAAGAATGACAAAGAAATAGCAGGTGAGCAAGATAAACTACAAGATTTAAAAGTAGCTCAAACTGCTGAAACAGATGATGAAGCAATAGATGCTAAACAAGATGAAATTGATCTTGAAACACCTATTACTGATGAACCAGAAAAGGAATAATTTGTGAATATAAAAACTAAAATTAAAGACTTAATTGATAATATTGAAATAGGAAATGCTGAAGCAATCAATGGATCATTTTCAACAGTGATGGCTGAAAAAGTATCAGCTCGATTAGATAGTATGAAAAAAGAAGTTGCAAGCACAATATTTAAAGATGAAATAACTAGCATTGATGAAGGAATGTTTAAGAATATGGCGATAGATTTAAAAGATGTATCAGCTGATGATTTTTATAACAAATATAAAATAACAAAGGCAGATGCAATGCGTAAGTATGGAAAAAGTAAAAACCCTGCAGCTTCTTGGCTAGGTGATAAAAAAGGTGATTATTCCTCACCTGAAGTTAAAGCAAAGCTTGTTAAGCAGGCAAAAGACAGAGTTGCTTATGCAGCTAAACATAAGGTTTATGATCCTCATGCAGATTCAGAGGCTGGTAAACATGGGATCTCTAAATCTGAGATAAAAGCTATTAAACAAAAGCCAGATCAACATCTGAGTAAGTAGTAATGTTGAAGGATAAGAAAACTAATTAAGGAGTTTAACTAAATGGCAGTCACAAAGACTATATTGAAGAAATCGAAAAATGAAGTTGTAGTAAAATTTGCTAACACTAGCGGTTCAAACCAATCATCTACTTTCGATTTAGATGTTGATGCATTATTAAGTACAGAAGTCATTGAAGGTACAGTAAAAGTTAATATTGTAGCAATGTCTTTTTCTGGTATTAGTGGATCTAGTTTTCAACTATCAAGAAATAGTGTAGGAATATTTGCAGCAACTTGTGACCAACCACATCAGTTTTATTTTGACGGATTTGTTGATGGGATTGGCAATACACACGATATAGTTTGTACTATGAATGGCGAATCATATGTTTATTTAACACTGCGTAAGAATTCAGGATTTGAAACTAAAATAGAGACAGCACAGTTTGGTTCTTATGATGATCCAACTGCTAGAGGTAGTTAATTAAATGAAGCTTATAAGAGAATTTACAGAATCAGTAAAATATTTAATTTCGGGAGATAATACACAAGGTAAGAATTACTTTATTGAAGGAGTATTTTTACAAGGTGAAATTAAAAATCGAAATGGTAGAGTATATCCTATGGAAGTTATGAAAAAAGAAGTTGAAAGATATACAAAGGAAAGTATTGAAAAGAATCGTGCGTATGGAGAATTAGGACATCCTGATTCACCAACTATCAATCTAGATAGAGTATCGCATATGATTAAAGAGTTAAAACTTGATGGAAACAATTACATCGGTAAAGCTAAAATTATGGATACTCCTTATGGCAAAATCGTTAAAAGTTTAATTGACGAGGGAGCAAATTTAGGAGTTTCTTCAAGAGGGATGGGTACTTTGAGGGCTAAAAACGATGGAACACAACTTGTACAGGATGACTTTATGCTTGCTACAGCAGGTGATATAGTTGCCGATCCTTCAGCACCAGACGCATTTGTTCGTGGTGTTATGGAAGGAAAAGAGTGGGTGTTCGTTGATGGTAAATTCATTGAGAAAGATATCGAACAAGTAAGAAGAGAAATAGCTAGTACAAATCGTATAGCACTTGCTGAAGCCCAAGCATTACAGTTCGCTAAATTTCTTGAAAAGATAAAATAACTAAATATGAATGGAAAACCATTCTTTTACACGAAAAATTAGGAGAAAAAAATGAAGATTGAAGAAACAATTGCAAAGCTACTCGCTGAAGCGAAAACTGCTAAAGCAATTATATCTGAACAAGATAAAGAAGGATCTGCTTATGCTATTGGTATGGCAAAGGCAAAAAAGATTACAGGTGATGAACCACCTCTTGAAAAAGAAACAATTAAGAAAGCACACGAAATTGCTAAAAGTATTCTGAAAAAAGAAGAAACAGAAGAAGAAAAGAAAAAAAGAGAAGAAGAAGAAAAAGCAAAAGCAGAAGCTGAAAAGGCATCTATGAAATCTGAATCAGAAGCGACTCCTAACGCAGACGAAGATGAAAAAGAAGATGATAAGAAAAAAGAAGATGTAAAAGAAAAAGAAATGACTGACGACGAAAAGAAAAAAGCTGAAGATGAAAAGTCTAAAGAAGTTAAAGAATTAACAGACAAGCAAAAAACTTTACCACCTGAATTGCAAAAAGCAATTAAGGATAAAGAAGAGAAAGATGCTGTTAAGAAAGAAGAGACTGAAGAAGAAAAAGCTAAAAAAGAAGCAGAAGCGAAAGCTAAAGCTGAAAAAGAAAAAGAAGCAGTCAAATCAGAGTCTGAAGATAAAGAAGATAAAAAAGACGAAGATGAAAAAGATGAAGACAAAAAAGAAATGAAATCTGAGTCTGAAGATAAAGAAGAAGATAAAAAAGATGATGAAAAGAAAGAAGACGAAAAAGAAGTGAAATCTGAATCTGATGATGAAGAAGAAAAAATTAAAGACAAAGATAAAAAAGAAAAAGACGAAATTAAAGTCAACGAAACAGTAAAAGAAACTGTATCAGTTGATGTATCAGCTGATGTTGAAGCACTTTTAAAAGGCGAAACATTATCTGAGGATTTTAAAACTAAAGCAAGAATAATATTCGAAAACGTAGTAATCAATCGTGTTAAGACAGAGATTGCTCGTATTTCAAATGAATTGACTGCTGAAAATGCTAAAAACATGACAGCAATCAAAGAGAGCCTAATTGATAAAGTTGATGGATATCTCAGCTATGTAGTTGAGCAGTGGATCTTACAGAATGAAATTGCTCTTGAATCTGGTATTAAGAATGAAATCCTAGAAGAATTCATTGGTGGTTTAAGAAATCTATTCGAAGACCATTATATTGAAGTACCGAATGAAAGATTTGACGTATTAACAGATCTTTCGGATCAACTTAATACTACCAAGAAAAAACTTGATGAAGCAATGTCAGAGAATGCTAAAATCACAAAAGCATTCAGTGATTTACGAAAAAATGAAATCATATCTGCAGCTTCAAAAGATCTAGTTTCAACTGATTCAGAAAAATTAAGAGGACTATGTGAAGAACTATCCTTTGAAGATTCTGATTCATTTGAGAAAAAAGTACAGACAATAAAGAATAATTATTTTTCAGTATTGTCTCAAACCAACAACTCAACAGTGGCAAAGACCATTGTTGATTCAATTGTGACTGATGAGCCAGTCGTTGTAAACGAGTCAACTAAGATAGTTGATACTAAGATAGCTGCATACGCAGATCTACTTACTCGCTCGAAGAAACAGATTTAACAATAATATAGGAGAATAACATGGCAGATCGTAAAGATCTTTTAAAGAAATGGGCTCCAGTATTAGATCATTCAGGTGTAGCACCTATTAAAGATGCATACCGAAAAGAAGTGACAGCAGTTCTTCTAGAGAACCAAGAGCGTTCTATCAATGAAGAAAAGCAAGCACTTTTTGAAGCAACTCATGCTAACCAAGCTGGTGCAATGCCAGACAGTTCAGGAGTAGCTAAGTTTGATCCAGTGCTTATCTCATTAGTACGTCGTGCAGTTCCACAAATGATCGCTTATGACGTTTGCGGAGTGCAGCCGATGACACAACCAACTGGCTTAATATTTGCGATGAAAAGCAGATTTACGTCACAAAGTGGTACAGAAGCATTATTCAACGAAGCTAATACAGGTTTCTCTGGTACAGGTACAAACCAAACTGGTTCAAACCCTACATCAGCTGGTTATGATGTTCAAGGTGGTATGACAACTACTGCAGCTGAAGGTCTTGGTGATTCAGGAACGTTCAATCAAATGGCGTTCTCAATCGAGAAGACATCAGTGACAGCAAAGACTCGTGCATTAAAAGCAGAGTACACTGTTGAATTAGCACAAGATCTAAAATCAGTTCATGGTCTAGACGCAGAAAGTGAATTATCAAATATCCTATCTACTGAAATCCTTTCGGAAATCAATAGAGAAGTAATTCGAACAATTTACATATCAGCTAGAACAGGAGCGACAACAGGAACTGCAACAGCAGGAACTTTTGATCTTGATGTAGATTCAAACGGAAGATGGTCAGTTGAAAAATTCAAAGGATTATTATTCCAAGTAGAAAGAGAAGCAAACGTTATAGCACAAGAAACACGTAGAGGAAAAGGTAATTTCATTATCGCATCTTCTGATGTGGCAAGTGCATTAGCAATGTCAGGTATATTAGATTATACACCTGCTTTATCAACTAATTTAAATGTAGATGAAGCATCAACAACATTCGCTGGTGTTCTAAATGGTCGTTATAAAGTGTTTGTAGATCCATATTCAGCAAACAATGCAGCTACTCAACTTTTATTAGTTGGATATAAAGGTAGTTCAGCATTTGATGCTGGTATTTTCTATTGCCCATACGTTCCACTACAATTGGTGCGTGCAGTAGATCCTTCTACTTTCCAACCAAAAATAGCGTTTAAAACACGTTATGGTATGGTAGCGAACCCATTCGCAGGATTAACAGCAAATTCTAACTTCTACTACAGAAAAGTAGCAGTGACGAACTTGATGTAATTCTTTTTTGGAATATCAGGTATTCCAAAAGGTTGAATATATAATTTAAAGGGGGGGATGAAAGTCTCCCCCTTTTTCATTTAAACTAAATAATTATAATATGGTTTTTAATCCTTCAAATAATCCCTCTAATATTAATCCATTAAATGTTAATGGGTTTACTTTCTCATTTGCACGTATTCCAAATGTAAATTACTTTGTTCAAGAAGTTAATTTACCAGATTTATCGCTTGGTGAGCCAGTTCAAGCTACACCTCTTTCAGATGTTTATCTTCCAGGAGAAAAATTAACTTATGGTGTTTGTACAATCAATTATATTGTCGATGAAGATATGACAAATTATATGTCATTATATCGATGGATGGTTGCATTAGGTAAACCAAAAAATTATGAACAATATCTAGATTTTCCAACCACTGACACAGAATCTTTTAAAAAAAATTTATCAGAATTAGCAAAAAATTATTCAGATGCAACATTAATTATACTAAATAATAATAACAAACCTAGTAAGATTGTGACTTTTAAAGATATGTTTCCTACTAGTTTAGCGTCGATCTCTTTCGATTCACGAAACACTGATGCGACTTACATAACACATTCTGTCACTCTGAGATATAGCTATTTTACAATAACGAATCCAAATTCATCGACAGCCTACTAATAATAATTTAAATAGAAAGCTGTAAATGTATAAACATAAAATTCTATCATCTGTTCCAAGGCGACTATATTTGGTCCTGTTATTTTGTTTTTCTATTTTATTCACATTTACTACAAGTGCTAAAGTACCATTATTTCCTCCAAACTCACAGATTCAAGATATACCTATTATCTGCTCTGATGCAACTTCACTTGATTCTTATTTAAAAGAACAAGGATATACTCCAAGCACTTCTTGGTTTGGTAGAAGAGGTGCTTCTGCTTCAGGAGATGTTGTATTTGTAGTCGTTAATTATACAAACAAGTCCGAACCATCAAGAATTGTTGCAACAATTACTACTCCATCAGGAGATAGTTGTTTATTATTCGTTGGATTTGATGGAAAAAAATTGAATTAAACCCTTTACTTACAAGCATTTTTATAGTATAATTAGATTATGACACTTGAAGAAATACAATCAAATTGGAGTACAGATTGTGCGATTGACGATAATCATCTAGATCGTGAATCTGTTCGCACACCTGTACTTCACTCAAAATATTTAAATTTACTCATTTCTTATAAACATCGAATTACAACAGCACAATCTGACTATAATAGTTTGCGTGTAAAGAAGTTTAGATATTATCGTGGTGAAATGAGTAAGAGTGAATTAGAGTCTGCTGGTTGGCAACAGTGGCAAGGTATTAAACCATTAAGGAATGAAATGGATGAATTTCTTAATGGTGATTCAGATTTAATTAAGTCAAAACTTAAAATAGATTATTTGTCGAGCATACAAGAACTTCTTGAATCTATATTGCAACAGATCAAGTCACGAGATTGGATTATAAGAAATTCATTGGAGTGGAAAAAGTTCATTAGTGGTGCATAATGTCCTCTCTTACAATTGAATATCTTAACGAAACACACGTCCGTGTTCTTTCTCCTGATCTAAGTACCGAAAAAGAATTATCCGAATATTTTACATTTTATAGTCCTGGAGCACATTTCACACCTGCATTTAGAGCAAGACTTTGGGATGGTAAAGTACGTCTTTATGATTTGCTTCGAAAAACAATCTACACAGGACTAATTCCTTATATTGAAAAATTTACATTAGAAAGAGGTTATGATTTAAATTTAGTAGGAATTCCTAGTAATAATATAGAAATATCAAAAGAAGATTCAAATTCATTTATAAAATCATTAAATATTGGTTTAAAAAATGATCCCTCCTTTGAGATACGAGACTATCAAATAAATGCAGTTTACTCTGCTATTTCTCAACGAAGAGTGCTTCTTTTAAGCCCAACCGCTAGTGGGAAGTCTCTAATAATGTATATTATATTGAGATGGTATTTGCAACAAAATAAACGTTGTTTAATTATTGTTCCAACGACCAATTTAGTTGAACAATTATATAAAGACTTTGATTCATATTCTGCTTTCAATGGATTCTCTGTTTCTTCAAATATTCAAAGACTCTATTCAGGTCGATCCAAAGAAATAAGTTTAAATGTATTAATTACAACTTGGCAGAGTATATACAAATTACCAAAAGCTTTTTTTGAACAATTTGATGTAATATTTGGTGATGAAGTCCATAAATTTAAAGCAAGATCATTAGTCTCTATAATGGAAAAATCGAATAAAGTAAGTTATAGAATTGGTACAACAGGAACAATTGATAATAGTAAAATACACAAATTAGTTCTTGAAGGACTCTTTGGAATTGTAAATCAAGTGACTACAACAAGTCAATTAATGGATTCAGGAAGATTAGCTAACTTAAAAATTACATGTCTTCTTCTTAAATATGATGATATTAGTCGTGAAGGAAGAAAAAATAATGTTTATGCTGATGAGATTGATTGGATAGTTTCTTGTAATAAAAGAAATTCATATATTTGTAATCTTGCACTTAATTGTAAAGGCAACACACTTATACTTTATCAATATGTAAAAAAACATGGAATCCCTCTTTACGAATACCTAAATAAGTTAGAGAAAAAATATAATAAAAAAGTTTACCTTATTTCTGGTGATACGATTGTAGCTGATCGTGAAGAAGTTCGAGAGATTGCAAAAGATTCAAATAATTGTATCATCGTAGCAAGTTATGGAACATTTAGTACAGGTGTAAATATACCGAGTATTGAAAACATAATCTTAGCAAGTCCAATTAAGAGTAAAATCCTTAATTTACAAAGTATTGGGCGAGGACTTCGTTTAAATGATGGAAAGAAAATTTGTAATTTGTTTGACATATCAGATGATTTATCCTCTAAGTCTTGGAAAAATCATACCTATCGTCATTTGTTAGCGAGGATACAAACATATTCAGATGAAAAATTTAACTATTCATTAGTAGAGGTAAAAATAAATGCAGCAGAAATTAGAAACACCGAGAATAATCAAATCCAATGAAGATTTTGTTATAATTAAACTCTCAACAGGAGAGCAATTATTAGCAATTAGAACAATTGAAGATAAAGATAATATCAGTTGTGAATTTCCATTTTTGCTAAGAAATTATCCTAGAATAACAAAAGATGGTGGAATTATTGAACAAGTGACAGCTGGTCCTTTTTGTAGTTTTGCTAATAATAGACAATTTACTTTTGCAAAGAAAGATGTAGTACTTTGTAAGAAATTACATACTTTCGCAATTCCATTTTATATGTCACTCTATAATCAACATGAACGAATGGTGAGTATGGGGTCTTATGAGCAGTTTTCAAATAACTTCATGACAGATGAAGAAATGCAATCTTTGGATAAAGATTCTTATGATGAAATTTCAAACGAAGAGTTGGATGAATTTAAAGATATATACAATGAGATTAAAAAGAATTCTAAGAATAGATTACATTAGATAGCCGACAGGGCTATTATACTGTATAAAATCTTGGGAGACAAGTAGTTGCTTTCCAATTAAAAATAATATATAATACAGTCTCTTATTCTCTGATTTTCTAAAAATACATTTATGAAAAAAACTAAAGTGATTAAAGCACATTATGTCAATAATGCAGAATTACTCAAAGCATTAATCCAATGGAAAAAAGATTGTGGCGATGCTGAAGATTCTGGTGATGAAACTCCAAGAGTGCCAAATTATATAGGTGAGTGTATATTAAAAATAGCAAACCGACTTGCTACTCGTCCAAATTTTAATAATTATACTTATCGAGATGATATGATTCTTGATGGGGTTGAAAACTGTATTCAATACATTCATAACTTCGATCCAAACAAATCTAAAAATCCATTCGCATATTTTACACAAATAATTTATTACGCATTTCTTCGTCGTATAATGCGTGAAAGAAAACAAGCATATATAAAAACTAAAATCCTCACTTCACTACCACCAACTTTCTTTGCAGAATTAGGAATGAGTGAAGAAGAAATATCAGAGTCAACTAGAAATCTTGACAAGTTTGTTCAAAAGATGAATTCAGCAATTGAAACTCAAAAGAACTTTGACTTATGGTTAGAGAAAAGAGCAGTTGCTAAAAAAATAAAAAATAATATTGAAACGATATACGATGACAAAGACGAAGATAGCAATTATAACTGATACTCACTTCGGTGTAAGAAATGATATTTCTCACTTCTTAGAATCACAAGGCAGATTTTTTAAAGATACATTTTTTCCTAAAATAGATGAATTAGGAATTGATACCATATTACATATGGGTGATGTTTTTGATAGAAGAAAGTATGTAAATTTTTCTACATTAAATGAGTGTCGTAAATTTTTTTTTAATGAAGTTGCGAAAAGAAATATAAAACTTTATATTATTCTTGGCAATCACGACACATATTATCGAAATACAAACTCAATCAATTCTATATCATTACTCCTTCAAGAATATCCTAACATTCATATTCTATACGAACCTCAAACAATTCAAATTAAAGAAACATTATTCGTAAGTATTCCATGGATTTGCGAAGAGAATGAAAAACAGTGTTGGGAAGAAATGTCTAAAACAAAAGCAGAGGTTTGTATAGGTCACTTCGCTATTCAAGGATTTGAGATGCATGTTGGTGCACCTTCAAAGGATGGAATACCTCATACTGAATTTAAAAAGTTTGATTTACTTTTATCAGGGCATTTTCATCATAGATCTAAAGGAGATAATATATTTTATCTTGGTGCACCTTATGAAATGACTTGGTCTGACTATAACGATAAAAAAGGATTCCATATATTTGATACAGCAACAAGAAATTTAGAATTTGTACAAAATCCTTGTAATATGTTTACTAAAATTGAATATGACGAATCTTATTTTTTAGATAATCCTATCAATTATGAAAATTATAGAAACAAATATATTAAAGTCATTATAACAAATCGTAAAAATTTATTAAAGTTTGATGGGTTTTTAAAAAGTTTATATAATGTAAATCCTTATGATGTGAAGATACTAGAGACATTTGTAGATTTTTCATCTGGGAATATTTCTGATGAAATAAATGTAGAAGATACTATGAGCATCTTAAATGGTTATATTGATACAGTCACAACGAGTGTAAATAAAGAAAAACTAAAATTGTATTTAAAATCGCTTCATGCGGAAGCAATTGCTTCATCAAATGTTATTAAAGAATGATTATATTTCGTAAATTAAAATGGCGTAATTTCCTTTCAACAGGTAATTCTTGGTGTGAGGTACAACTTGATAGATCTAGAAGCACTATTGTTATTGGTAAGAATGGTGATGGTAAATCTACGATACTTGATGCATTAACATTTGTATTATTTGGCGAACCATTTAGACAAGTAAAAAAGAATCAATTAATTAATTCAATTAATGGTAAAAATGCAGAAGTAGAAATTGAATTTACTTCTGGAACGAATGTCTATAAAATACGAAGAGGAATTAAACCTAATTTATTTGAGTATTATGAAAATGGTGTAATACAGAATCAAAATGCTGCTATGGTAGATTGTCAAAAAAACATAGAGGAGCAAATTCTTAAAATTAATTATAGTACATTTTGTCAAGTTTGTATATTAGGATCTGCATCATATGTTCCTTTTATGCAATTACCAGCAAATCAAAGAAGATTTGTAATTGAAAGTATATTAGATATTGGTATATTCAGTACAATGAATGATATGCTAAAGATTCGTTCACAAGATACAAAACTTTCATTAATTGATGTAAATAAAAATATTGAAATAGCAAAATCAAATATACAAGCACAGAAAACTATTGTAGAAAATTTGTCTAATTCCAAAGCTGATAATATAGCAAAAATTGATGATAAAATAGAAAAGAATAAAATTTCAATACAAGAGATAATTAATCATATCTCTATTCTTACAAAGACTGCTTTAAATCTTGAGGAATCAATTAAAGATTCAATTGAAGTTTTTGATAAACTTGAGAAAGCTAAAAAACTTATTGCTGTCAATGATACACGTATAGAAACGATTGATGAAAAAATAATGTTTTTTAATGATAATGAATCTTGTCCTACTTGTGACTCAACTATACAGCATAAAGAACGCACTATTGAAAAACTTAATAAAGAAAAAAACGATATATATGCAAGAGTATCTAAGATAAAAGAAGTACTTGAAAAACTTGAAATGAGAACAAGAGAAATAAGAAACATTTCAAATTCAAAGTTAGAAACATTAAATGAAATATCAAGTTTACAATCAAGTATTTCATTACTAGAAAATACTATAAAAGAATTAGAAATTGATAAAACACAAATAAACGAAACAAACAATAATGCAGATAAATATAAAGATAAGATTAAACAACTAGCAGAATCAGCATTAGTTGAGGTTGATAAGAAAAACAGTTTGATGGAAATTACTGAAATTGAAAATACATCAAAATTACTTCTTCAAGACTCTGGTGTTAAAACTGCCATTGTTAAGAAGTATTTACCAATAATGAATAAGTTAATTAATAAATATTTACAAGCGATGGACTTTTTTGTTCATTTTGAATTAGATGAGAACTTCAATGAAACAATACGTTCAAGACACCGAGATGAATTTACTTATGATAGTTTTTCAGAGGGTGAAAAGATGCGTATTGATTTAGCAATACTCTTTACATGGAGACATATTGCTAAAATGAAGAACAGTATTAATACATCATTATTAATACTAGATGAAATATTTGATTCATCATTAGATACTGCAGGTGTTGATTATTTCTTAACACTTATTTCGCAGTTAGATAAAGATGTCAATGTTTTCGTCATTAGCCATAAAGGCGATACTCTAATTGAAAAATTTATGAGTACAATTAAATTTGAGAAGAAAAATGACTTCTCTACAATCGTAAATGCATAATATGAAACAAAAACAAAAACCACAACGACAGGGATTCTCTTCTCAAACAAATGCTGATAGAAGAAGTGAATCACGCACAGCATTAAAAGATAAAATGAATCATTTAATGTTTAAATTAAAAATGCTAGAATCTTGGATATATGAAAAACGAGCAAAAAAAGAAAAGGATTCAGCATTGCAAGAACTAGAAACAAAACAACATAATATGAAATACGAATATAATCGTGTTTGTAAATTATTAAAGGAAAGTAAATCATGAGCGAAATAAAAGAAGTAGTTTGGGACTCAATAGATGAAAATGGCAATCCGATAAATCCTCGTGTTGCAACACCAGAAGAACTTGCAGCCAAACAAGCAAAAGAAGATTCGCAAAGACCGAGTCCTTCAAATCCAAACCCAACTCCGAAAGCAGAGCCTATTCATATGCAAGTTGATATGATAAAAGATGGAGATGGCAAGTCATTAATGTCACCAGTGCGTTTGACTGATGGAATGATTCATTGGAACGATCCAAGATTAAGAACACCACCAAAGTTATGGGACTTTAAACAGCCAGTAGAAGAAGCAGCAAAATTAGGATTACTTTTAATTAAAGTTGCTGTCAAATTAGGTGGTGCTGGATTATCAGCAAATCAATTAGGAATAGATTCAAAGGTATTCGCATTGACAGTAATACAAAATCATCATTATGCTGTTTTTAATCCTGAAATATTAGAGTCTTCTGAAGAAACTGTATTAATCGAAGAGGGATGTCTTTCTCGTCCAGGATTATGGTTAAGAATATCAAGACCAAAATCAATTAAAGTAAAATATTTTACATTTAAAGGCGATGAAGTTATTACTGAATATGATGGCTATCTATCAAGAGTGTTTCAGCACGAATACGATCATATGTTAGGAATTGATTTTACACAAAGAGTAAGCAAAATGAAATTAGATATGGCTCTTAAAAAAGTAGATAAAAAGATTAAAAAAGCAATGAGTACAAAACAATTTGATTATGAAGGACGTGTTCGACCTGTAATAATTGCTGAATAACTTTACTTGCAACTTTTTTTATAGTATAATTAATCTAATAACCAACAAATATACATTATGGACTCGCGATTAGACCACATCAACTCTCAAGAAAAACAGAAACAAGCATTCGAACAACAACTAAGAAAACAACGTGAAAGAGAAAAAATATACGATGAATTATATCGTATTGGAATTATATTTGGTATAGGTACATTGTTTGGATTGTTAATTAGTTATTGGATTCATTAAAATGTATTATTCTTTTAAATCACATAATGAAATAGATAAAAGTTTGGCTGATTATATTTCAACAGTCACTGCTAAAAAAGATATTTCAAAAATACCGATCGAATCAATTAATGATTTTTTAAATGGTTTAGAAACATATTTGGAAGAAGTTAGCTACAATTAAGGCGAAATTAAGGCGAATTTTTTAAAAAGTGTTATAAATCAATAGTTTATTAATGCATTAATTATTTTACTTTTATATCATTGTATGATATAATATATGTATATATTATGAATTTTAAAGATTTAGTTGCGAAATTATTAGCCACTGAAAACATAACAGTAATTAGAGGTAATGCTGCTACAGCATCTTTTAATATACAGACAAGAGTTCTTACACTTCCAATCTGGAAAAATCTAAAAGACGACGTTGAGACTATGTTAATTGCTCACGAAGTCGGTCACGCACTTTATACACCCTTAAAACATACCAAAGAATTAACTGAAGACAAATTACTACATTCTTGGATGAATGTTATCGAAGATGTAAGAATTGAAAAAGCAATTCAAAACAAATTTCCTGGATTACAACCATATTTTAAAAGAGCATATAAACAATTAGTTGATGATAACTTTTTTGGTTTGAAAGGTAGAAATTTATCAAAATTAATGTTTATTGATAAAGCAAATTTATTTTATAAAGCTGGATATAACTGTGGTGTTAAATTTAATGAAAAAGAATACTCTTATATTAAAAGAATAGATGAATGTAAATCTTTTAAAGATGTATTTAAACTAGCAAAAGAACTTACTGGATACTCTAAAAAAATAAAAGAAGATGAATTAAAAGCATTAGAGATGCTGGCGAAATTATATTTAAATTCCGATGACATAGAAGAAGATAAAGAGCAAAAAGCATTAGCTGAATCTTTAAAAATAGGATTAATGGAAGATGGTTTAGAAAGTGATTCAAATGGTGGAAGTGAATCAGACGCATCTCATAATGCTGCTAGACTTCCTGATGACAAATCAATACAAGATATCTTAAATGAAAATCTAGAAGAGAGAGCAAATGGTACTCAATTTCATATCGTAGATTATTCAAAAATGACGAAATATGTTGGCTACAACCCATTCGTTGAATATAAAGAAATTTTTAAACAAGCTGATAGTCACAAAAAAGCTAGAATAGATGAATTTCTAAAAATGAAAAAAGATCATCCTAATAAAGAATATGAATCTTATGCAATGGGCTTAATTAAGTCATCTATGGAAAACGAAGCAAAAGCAAGAAAAGACTATGAAACTTTTATTAATGATTCTAAAAAAGAAGTATCTTATCTTATAAAAGAATTTGAAATGAGAAAATCAGCAAATCAATACTATAAGACAAAACAACATAAAAGTGGTTTAATTGATGTTAAGAAAATATTTGCTTATAAAATTAAAGATGAAATTTTTAAAACTATTCAAATCTTACCACAAGGCAAAAATCATGGAATGATTATGTTAATGGACTGGTCTGGTAGTATGTCTTCTATTCTAGAAGATGTAGTGAAACAAACTATATTATTGACACAATTTTGTAAACGAATAAACATACCATTTTCAGTAATTGCATTTACTAATCATTTGAACGAACAAAGTGATATAGCAAAAAAATATCATGATGATGTGCGTGACCACTATGCAAGTCTAGGAACTGGTGTAAGTGAGAATTTAGCATCAAATTATTTTAAATGTGTTGAATTATTTAATCACACTATGTCAAAAAAAGATTATGATAAAATGGCTTCTTTATTATTTGAAAATGTGTGGGAGTGGTTGCCAAACTATCAACTTGCATCAACACCTTTGAATGAATCATTAGGATTTATGTTAGAGTTTATTCCTAAATTTAAAAATGATTATAAAGTGCATAAACTTTCTTTTATCACATTAACAGATGGTGAAGGACATGCTGTCGCACCAAGAAATTATAATCCATGGGCTGGTATATATAAAAATAAATTAATTATTAAGAAAGGAAATAAAGATTATCCATTTGATGGTTATTTACAAACTGGTACTTTAATCCAGTTAATTAAAGAATTAGATCCAGCAAATATTACAACATTTAATTTCAATTTAGTTTACGATACAAAAAGAAATGTGGCTCAAGCAATATCGTATGCTAGAGCATGGAATGAAGGCAGAAGAAGATCTTGTGATGAAGCAGAAGAAATTTTAACTAGAAAAGAATTTAAAGAGAAAGGTTGTTCTATTAAATTAGGATATAATAACTATGATGAGATGTATATGATTCCTTTAAATAGATTAAAGACAGAAAACAATACTATAGAACAGGGTCTTGCTAGTGGTAAATTGAAAACTAGTCATCAAATAGCAAAATCATTTACTAAATTGTTAAAAAGAAATAGATCAAGTAGATTTTTATTAAACAGCTTTGCAAAGAAAGTAGCATAATGGAACATAATCATGACAAAGAAGTATTAGGTTTGGTTGAAAGAATTAAAGAATTAAGAACTAAAATTCTTATACATTCTTACTTATATTGGTATAAAGACAATCCAATGGTAAGTGACACTCTTTTTGATAACTGGAAAATCAATCTTGTACATTTACAAAAACAATTTTCGGAAGATGAAAAATTTAAACTTATAAAAATAGATTTTTTTGATTCAGCATTTACTAATTGGGATGGTAAAAATAGTAAAGCTTTACCACTTTTTGACGATTGGGTTGTATCAAGAGTTGATATGTTAGACAAATATAAAAATGCGACTCCATATTTTAATATTTAAGATTGTGATATTACTTTCTCTATCTGGTTGTTTTGGTTCAACACTTTTTACAATCGGTGGAATATACAAAGTGACTATCGGTGATGTAATTACAAAGACAGCGAGAGTAATACCAAAAATTGATGATAATAAAGAAGACTATGAAAATAAAAAGTTATAAGCTATTGATTTTAAACACTTTTTTCTTTTTCATAACTATATACTTTTTCATCAAACTATGATAAAATATAAGGTAAATATAAACAAAATAAAGGTAAATATATGATGAATAATGTGAACGTAAAAAGATTTGTTGAATTACTTCATAAGTCGTATTCAAACGATGAAAGTAAATTTACAAAACAACAAATTCTAAAAACAATTAGGAATAATAAGTACGAGAAAAAAGCTGATATTTGGGATTGGATTAAAACCCAAAAAGCTGGCAGAGGAAATTACTATATTCCTCTTTCAAGTGTTTCTTCTTCGGTCACTTCAAATGTTTCTAATGTAGTTATCAATAAACAAGAAAATCTATTAGATCCAAAATCTTTAATTCCTGTTAAAGATTCTAATTATGTTCCATTCGGAAATTTTAAAGATCTAGAAACAATCATAACTTCTAGAAATTTTTATCCAGCATTTATTACTGGTCCGACTGGTAATGGTAAATCTACATCAGTTGAGCAAATATGCGCAAAGCATAAAATTCCTCTAATCAGAGTTAATTTAAACAGCTTAACAGATGAAGACCAATTAATTGGTACTAAAACATTATTAAATGGAAACATTGAAATAGTCGAGGGTCCAGTGGTAATTGCAATGAGACTTGGAATTCCACTATTACTTGATGAGATCGATGCTGGTGGTGCAAATACTTTATTGTGTTTACAGCCTATCCTTGAAGGAAAACCATTTTATTTCAAATTAAGAAATGAAATCATAACACCAAGATTTGGTTTTAATATTATTGCTACTGCTAACACCAAAGGTAAGGGGTCAGAAGATGGCAAATATATTGGTACAAATGTGTTGAATGAAGCATTCCTTGAAAGATTTGCTGTGACATTTGCACAAGAGTATCCATCGGCTCAAGTTGAAATTAAAATCGTTAAAAATTTAATGACAGCATATAAATGTATGAATGTTAAATTTGCAGAACAATTAGTAAAATGGGCTGATGTAATTAGAAAAACTAATGAATCAGGTGGTGTTGATGAAACAATTACTACAAGAAGATTAGTCCATATTGTAAGAGCATATTCAGTATTTAAAGATATTGAAAAATCTATCGCTCTTTGTACTAATAGATTTGATGATTCAACTAGATTAGCATTTGTTGATCTTTTTGATAAGGTGTCAAGTAATAAAAAAATAGAGACTGAAAAAGTGTCAGAGCAAACTATTAAAGCTGAAGTTGTATCACAACCAGTTGTATCACAACCAATGGATGATTATTTAAAAAGTAAAATTGCACAGGTGGGAGCGACAACTTAATGCTGACATACGAATTACTGACTAAATTTCAAAAAAGATGGGTGGATGCAGTTTCTCAATTGTATCCACAATGCATCGAAAGTGGTTCAATCACTGCAGTACAGTGTATCGAAGCATATCGTATTCTTAAAACAAAACGAGCCGATGGTATTGGCAAAGTGGGATATCCAAATTGGTTATTCAATAAGAATAAAATAAAAAGAGGTTTGTATATGTTTCCAGCAAAGGGAGTGACCATAAGTAAGTGGATGCAAACTACAACACAATCTAAGAATACAGAACAGAAATCTTCGCCTGTAATTATTCCAGATAGAGAAATAGATCCTAAAGATAAACAATTCTTTGATGATCTTTCTTCTCATGGATTAAATTTTAAAAAGAATTCCTAGTGGGGGTTTGTTTATGTTAAGCACCCTTTCGGGGGGGTGCATTTAGTAAAGTGGGGATCCCACGTAGGAATACCTTTTCGTCCCCACTTTACTTACAATTATTTTTATAGTATAATATACATTTTATGAAAGAATATAATCAACTTACTGAATCACAAAAAAGATATATTGACGCAGTAATTAAAATAATACCAAAAATTGCAATTGAAGGCAGAATAACTGCAGCAGTAATAGATAGTCTTTATTGGAAATTAAAATCTGAAAGAACTGCTGATAAGAAAACACATTTGGGCTTTCCTAATTGGATTATAAAATCATATAAAATATCTTCAGGTGTTTATGTATTTCCTGCTCCAGGAATTAATCCAACTGATATAGTTAAAACAACACCAGTGGGAAATAACTCAATAGCATCTGAAGTTTCAAAAACTGAAGAAGATACTAAATTTTTTAAGGATGCTATAAATGTATAGATTTAAAGAAGACAAACTATTAAAAGAATTCAAAGAACATATTGACCAAACATATAAAGGTCATTATTCTAAAAACAAATTTCAATCAACAGAGTTTATTGTTGATTGCGGTCATGGTCTAGGATTTACACTAGGCAATGTTTTAAAGTACGTGCAAAGATATGGTCATAAAGATGGTGCTAATCGTAAAGACTTGTTAAAAGTTTTACATTATGCATTACTTGCTCTTTATGTCCATGATAGTCAACATAATGATAACAATAAGGAGTGAAACAAATGAAGTTAAGTAATGAAACACTAGCAATAATGAAAAATTTTGCAGGAATTAATTCAAACTTGCTGTTGAAAGCAGGTGATAGATTAACAACAATTTCTCCTGCTAAAAACGTGATGGCAGTAGCAAAGATTGCAGAAAAACTTCCAATTAATGGAACTGGTGCATTTGGTATTTACGAACTAAATGACTTTTTATCTGCTTATTCTCTTCTTGAGAGTCCAGATATAAGTTTTGCAGACAAGTATTTACTAATTGAAAGAGGAAATCAAAAGATTAGATTTTATTCTGCTGACACAGAAATGATCTTATCACCAGCAAAAGAATCTCTTCCAGTAAATGAAGATGTATCATTTTCTATTTCTAAAGATAATTTAGATATGATAAACAAAACTGCAAGTGTATTAAAAGCTAGTGATGTATCAGTAGTTTCTGAAGATGGTAGAATTAAAGTAATCGTTGGTGATAAAAAGAATAATTCATCAAATAATTTTACAATTGATCTAGGTGCTTCAACTACAAAAGCAGAATTCAAAGTTTATCTTAAAGCAGAAAATCTAGCAAAATTGGTTGTGACAGATTATACTGTAGCTGTTGATAGTAAAAAATTATCTAAATTTACTGCAACAAAGGGTTCAATTGTTTATTATGTAGCAATTGAAGCTGATTCAATCATCAAAAAATAATATAATGGGAGGAACACTCCCATTGTACAACTAGATTATATTATGATAAACACCATTGACAACCAATTCGTTTGGGTCGAAAAATATAGACCACGCAAAATAGACGAATGTATTCTTCCAAAACATTTTAAACAATCTTTGAAATCCTTTATTAAGGAAGGACAGATACCAAATTTCTTATTCTTTGGTACAGCTGGTGTTGGTAAAACAACAGTGGCTCGTGCACTCTGTGAAGAAATAGGTGCTGATTATATTTTAATTAATGGATCAGAAGAGGGAAGAAGCATTGATACCTTAAGAACTAAAATTAAATCTTTTGCTTCAACTATATCTTTAACTGATGCAAGGAAAGTAGTTATTTTAGATGAAGCAGATTATATGACTGCTACATCAATGCAACCAGCATTAAGAGCATTTATTGAAGAGTTTGCTTCAAATTGTAGATTTATTTTTACTTGTAATTACAAAAATAAAATTATAGATCCAATCAAATCAAGATGTGCTGTGATTGACTTTAGAATACCAGTAGAAGAAAAAGAAGTCATATCAGTTGAATTCTTTAATAGAGTTAAACAAATTTTAGAAAAAGAAAAAGTAAAATATGATGGTAAAGTGATTGCTACTCTTATCACTAAATTCTTTCCAGATTTTAGAAAAACAATAAATGAATTACAAAGATATTCAGTTGGTGGCACTATTGACACAGGAATACTTGTAGGAATTTCTGATGACTCCTATATCAAATTGTTTAGGTATTTAAGAAACAAAGAATGGGATAAGATGCGTGAGTGGATTGATTTAAATTCCGATATTGATACAGCTAATTTGTTTTCAGATATTTTTGATAAAATACAACCAATTATAGACAAAAATTCATTACCAGAATTGGTTCTGATCCTTGCTGACTATCAATACAAATCTGCCTTTGTGGCTGATCCAACTATTAATAAAGTTGCAGCTATGACAGAAATAATGAAAAAATGTCAGTGGAAATAAAACAATATAAATCGAATCCTTTTAGATATGTTGCTGCAATCAACTATTCTAAAGAAGATCTAACAAATAACTTCCCTTTATTCGAAGAAGAATATAATTCTTATTTAACAAATAGATCTCTATCTTATTTCCCAGATACTGTGCTAATCGCCAATGAAATTAACATTTTTAACTTCATTCCGAAGCATTGGCAATTTCTATTTTACCTAAATATAGTGTCTAAGAAGAAAAGATATTCCAGTAAGAAATGGGCGAAACGATCAAAAGATTCGAATGAAAGCTTGGTTATGGAATATTATAATTGTTCTTTACAAAAAGCAAAAGAAATTTTAAGTCTCTTAACTAAAGAACAAATTGACATTATTAAACAAAAATTATTTAAAGGTGGAATTAATAAATGAGTGAAATTGAAAACAAAACTTCTCAAGAATCTTTAGAGAAATCTCAGTATAAATCTGAGCAAGTCTCCTTTGATTGGAAACCTGAGAAGATGCTTGAGGTTATACTGATTGAACCAGATAACTTTTTAAAAATTAGAGAAACATTAACACGTATTGGTATCGCAAGTCGTACTGATAAAAAGTTATATCAATCTTGTCATATATTACATAAACAAGGAAGATATTACATTGTACATTTTAAAGAATTATTTTCTTTAGATGGTAAAGAATCAAATATCACATTAAACGATATTGAAAGAAGAAATACTATTGCTGCATTGTTAGCAGATTGGGGTCTTTTAAAAATTAAAGACGAAACTGCAATTACTCAAAAAGCTTCTTTGAGTCAAATTAAAGTTTTAACACATAAAGAAAAAGGCAACTGGGAACTAGTTGCTAAATACAATATTGGAAAACGAGTAAAATAAAAATGTTTACAACTTTTTTTTTAGGACCGAATGTCATTGCTTTTATAGCTATGACATTCTTTTTGGGTCTGGTTTTAGGATACAATATTGGAAAACGAGTAAAATAAAAATGTTTTATATTTGGCATACTTTATTAATAATTGCTTTTATAGCTATGGCATTCTTTTTGGGTCTGGTTTTAGGTAAGAATATAGACTCATGGACACGGAATTTAAGCATATTGGACAAGAAAAAAGATAATAAATCCAATAACTTAGATAAATAATATTGTATAGGTACTTGTATTTTTTAAAATAATACCTATATAATAGTGTATATTCGATCGTTGTATCGAGTATAACACACCTGACTGTTTCAATAGTGAAAAGTCAGTAGTAAATAATAACCTTGCTTTCATAGGAGGATATAAAATGATAGCATACATCAATCAAGCGATTGACACTCTGTCAAACGCACAAAAGTCTTTTGTTGAAACATTCATCAAAGACTCAAAAGTAGCAGGTTCAGTAAATACAATTATTGACTCTACTCAAACTTTTAGCAAAACATCAGTAAAATCAGTTCTAGATTATCTAGATTCGATATCGACTGTAATTAGCAAAGGAGGAAAGTAATATGGTATATAAACTTCCTTCATTGTTTAATGATTCATTTTTCAAAGACTTCGATAAGTTTTTCGTAGGATTTGATGACCAATTGGCAAAGTATCACGACATACATGAGTCATTTGGAAAAATGATACCAAACTATCCACCATACAACTTAAAAAAAGTTGACGAGAACAAATATGTAATCGAAGTGGCAGTAGCTGGATTCGCAAAATCAGATATTGAAATCACATTAGAAGATGACAAGTTAATCATCAGAGGTGAATCAAAATCTGATAGTGAGAAATCAGAATCAAAAGATGTTGAGTTATACAAAGGTATAGCAAATCGTGCTTTCGAAAGATCGTTTGCACTATCTGAGAATATCGAAGTAAAAGATGCTCAATACTTAAATGGTATGTTAAAAGTTATTCTTGAAAGAATAATCCCAGAACATAAAAAGCCAAAAAAGATAGCAGTAAAGTAATATTGCTAAAAATGGTGGGGTGTTTATTCACTCCACCATTCTTTATTTAATTAAACAATGTCTTTTAAAGATTGTATTTTTCATTTAACTTGTATTGGCATTCAATGCTGTTTACTTAAACAATGCAAGTGCGAGGAATCGTACAATCTTGAAAAAGAATATCCAACACCAGATAAATCAATTAAAACCCCATCAGAAGAACTACAAGAACAATTAGAACCAATTTTTTAACTATTTACTTACAATTATTTTTATAGTATAATATTATCCATTATGTCGGAAAATAAAAATCAAATAAGAATAATTGTATTATTATCAGGACAACAGCTAATCGCAAAAGTCCTTGATGAAGATAAACACAATGTTATATTAGATAAACCAGCGATTATAATGACACAGATGGACGATGGTAAAGGAAAATTCCAATTAGGACTTGCACCATTTTTACCATACTCTAAAGATGCATCATTTTCAATTAAAACTAATATAATTGTAAACATATCAACACCAGTCGAGGCACTTGCAAACGAATATAATCGTATGTTTGGTTCTGGTTTGGATATTATAACAAAACCATCTTTAATAGTGTAATTAAAGGAACTTTACTTCCAAGTATTTTTATGATATAATATACGGAGTAAAGTAAAAAATAACAATTATAATATAGATAGGAGAAATATATAATGACTATATTAAAAAGAGTGTTCGGTAGATCTGCTAAATCAAATGCAGGAAGACCAGCATTATCGAAAAAGCAAAGAGTGTTAAACCTTTTAAGTAAAGGTGAAAACGTTGCTTGGCAGACTTTAAGAAACAGATTTGATCTTGAATCTCCAAGAGCGATGATTGACACTTTAAGAGCAGAAGGAAATATGATTTATGGCAATAAAGTTGCTGGTAAAACATATTACAGACTCGGCAATCCAACTAGAGCAATTATTGCTGCAGGGATTGAAGCTTTATATGGTACGAAGTTCAAATATTCAAACTGGAAAAATCCAGTGAGAAAAGCTGAATTAGCACCAATTAACTAATTAAAGAATTTACTGAGAGGTGTTTGAATCGGTTCTGCCCTCGCCAGTAAATAGTGGTGTGCCTTTATCTTCTTCTTCTTAGAAATGAAGAAATTTGTTATGTGCCTTCAAATGTGGCACACCACTCTTTTAAACTAAAAAAGTACAGCGATATATTCGCGAGAACAAAATTATGTCAATAGGCAAATTCTACACAAACGTCACAGCATCAACCAACGAAATTCTCGTAAGATCCATCAGTAATGGTGGCACACATCATTTAGAACGAATTCCTTTTAAACCTCATTGTTATATTACCAAAGGCAAAGGTGATACAGCATTTAAAACATTAGATGGTAAACCTGCATATAGAGTTAATTTTGACTCTATGAAACACGCAAAGACATTCTTTGAAGAGTTTAAGAGTGTATCTAATTTTGACGTTCATGGTCTTTTATCATTCACTCACCAATATATTGCAGAAACTTATCCAGAATCAAATATAGATTTTGATTATTATAAGATTAAAATTTATTCATTAGATATAGAAACTACTACAGAAACTGGTTTTCCAGATCCTTTAAATCCAGTTGAAGAAATAATACTTCTCTCAATTCAAGATATTCATTCAAAAAAAATAATCACTTGGGGTACTCATAGATACACAGGTGAACGTAAAGATATAGAATATCGTGCATTTCCAAATGAAAAAGAAATGCTTGCTGATTTTATAAAATGGTGGAGTAAGAATACACCAGATATTATTACTGGTTGGAATGTTGCTGCATTTGATACAGTTTATCTTTATAAAAGAATATTACATTGTCTTGGAGAAAATACAGCTAAAAAATTAAGTCCATGGAACTACATCAACACTAAAACAATCTCTGTAAGAAATAAAGGAATAACTTATTATGATTTTGAAGGGATCTCTCTTCTTGATTATATGACATTATATAAAAAATATACTTATTCAAGTAGAGAATCTTACAAACTAGTTGATATTTGTCAAGATGAATTAGGTATCACTAAATTGAATCATGATGAATATGCATCATTCAAAGAATTCTATACAAAAAATTGGAATAAATTTGTTGATTATAATATAAGAGATACAGAATTAATTACTCTTCTCGAAGATAAAATGCGTCTTTTAGAATTAATTATAACTTTTGCTTATACTGCTAAAGTAAATTACACAGATGTATTTTCTCAAACAAGAACTTGGGATATGATTATTCATAATCATTTACTTGATGATAAAATTATTATTCCACCAAAAAGACCTTTAGATAAAAAGAGTTCGATATTTGAAGGAGCATTTGTTAAAGATCCAATCATTGGTATGCATAATTGGGTAGTTGGATTTGACTTAACATCTCTATATCCACATCTAATAATGCAATATAATATTTCACCAGAAACTATTTTAGATAAAAAATACACTTCAGGAGTTGAACATTATTTAAACAATACACCAACATTCGAACCAAATGAAATAGTTGCTGCCAATGGTACTGTTTATAACAAGGAAATTTTAGGAATTTTCCCAAGAGTTATGGATAAAATTTATAAAAGTAGATTTACTGCTAAGAAACAAATGCTAGAAGCTGAAAAGGAATTTCAAAAAACAAAAGATCCAAAATTTAAAAAGATTATTTCAAAGTATAATAATTTACAAATGGCTACGAAGATTGCACTGAATAGTGCATATGGTGCTATGGGAAATGAATACTTTAGATATTTTGATGTTCGTATGGCTGAAGCAATTACATTATCAGGACAATTAGCTATTCGATGGATTCACAATAAGATGAATGAGTTTTTAAATAAAATTTTAAAAACAGAAAATAAAGATTATATCATAGCTGTTGATACAGATTCAATATATGTAAACTTTGATAAAGTAGTTGAACGTGCATTTCTTGATATACCTGAAAAGATTAAAGTAGTACAGTTTATTGATAAGATATGTGAAGAGAAATTTATACCATATATGAATACTTGCTTTGAAGAATTAGCAAAGAGACATAATGCATCAAATAGAATGATAATGAAACGTGAAAGCATTTCTGATAAGGGTATATGGACTGCTAAAAAGAGATATGTATTATCAGTTTACGATCAAGAGGGTGTTTCATATTCTACACCAAAATTTAAAGTAATGGGATTAGAACTTGTTAAATCAAGTACACCACTTGTTGTTCGTAAAAAACTTAAAGATGCTTTACCAACAATTATGTATGGGAATCAATATGAACTTTTTAATTTTATTTCTAATTACAAAAAAGAATTCTTTAACTTATCGCCAGAAGAGATAGCATTTCCTCGTTCTTGTCAGGGAATAAATCATTATGCAAGCGAAGCCAAAATTTATAAATTGTCAACACCTATGCATACAAGAGGTGCTTTAATTTATAATCATTATCGTAAGAAACATCATTTGATGAAAAAGATACAAGAGATAAAAGAGGGTGATAAGATTAAATTTATTTCTTTAAAAACACCAAATCCATTACAATCAGAAAATTGTGTTGCATTCTTAGATAAACTTCCGATTGAGTTTAATGTCCATAAGTATATTGATTATGATACGATGTTTCAAAAAGTATTTTTAGATGCTTTGAAGCTAATTATTACACCATTAGGATGGAAAACTGAAGAAGAAAGCACTTTAGAAAATTTCTTTTGAATAAGTTATTGATTTTAAACACTTTTATTTTGCTCGAAAGCTTTACTTTTTAGGGTTTTTATAGTATAATAGTAGGTATATGATTAATAAAAGTGTAATAACAGATGCTGATATAGATGTTTCTGTAAAAGTATGTAAACATTTACTCATAGATATAATGAAAGATATTGAGTATTTACAGGCAAAGAAAACAGACGCAGAAAATTGGCTAACTGACAGTGAATTTCAAGAACTACAAGATGCTCGTGTATTCGCTGATTCTTTAAAGACAACGATTAATTATATGGAAAGTATAAAATAACTAAATGATGAAAGGCACTAATATAATATGACTACAATGACATTTAATGGTGAAATCCCATTATCTTATAGAGAAAAAATTAATCTTAAAAAACGAAGTAATTGGGATGAACAAAGTATTCTTCCTGATGCAGAAGATATAAAATTTGCTGATTTAATTGATGCATCATGGGGTAATTCTCAAAAACAAAGAGAAATGAATGAGTATGTTGCAAAACGTCTTAATGAAAATGAGCATTTTGTTAAAATGTGTGGTGAAATTACTCATACTACGAAAGACAGTAAATCAAGAATAGATGGTGTAAATAAAGATTATATATTTGAATTCAGATCTAGAAATTTTAACTTATTTGCTAATGATGGACTTTACTGTTGGAAAGTGGACAAGAATGACAGATGTATGTTGTGCACATTAAGTAAATATGATAGTTTGCGTAAATACAGAGAACAAGGTAAAAAACCATTGTATATAAGTTTTTTATATGGAGGACACTTTATATTAAATGATTATACTACTTTTGAAGATTCAACTTTTGAACTTTTTAAAACATCAAAACTTAAAAATGGTAAATTAAGATATTTTGATCCTAATATGAAAATACGAAATGGTGGTGGTCGTGATGATAAAGAAATGAATTATTATCTTCCATTTCATATGAGCAAAATTTTTGTTAATAAAAATAAAATGCCATCAAATCATCAAATTGGTAAACTTGCTTTTAACAACCCTAATGTATATGTTTAAATTTATATTTAGAATTTTATTAGTGTTTTGTGTAATTTTTACAGTGCATAGTCTTGCTCGTAAGAATACAACATATAATAATGTGGTACTAAATTTGATGCCAAATAGTTGCGATCGTGATTGTAAGAAAAAACTATTTGAAGCTGAGATGGAAGACTCAATGCAACAAATGGCAAGAAGTATAATGTCAGAGTTGTTATATCAAACTAAAAAACTAACAGAGGAGAGAACTAATGGGAAATAAAGACTTTTCATATAAACAAAAAGCACATGTTTCACCACAAACAGATTTTAGAAAACTGCATAGAAAACAAGATTTAATTGGTGCTTTTATATTCGCTGTTATCTTGATTATTATATTGGCTTTTGCACCGAGAGCGATATCTAGTGAAACGAAAATAAAAGATGAAATTACAGCTTGGTATGAAGAAACTGGTACAACAATTAAAAACGAATTACTTGGTGTTAGTAATTTTGTATTCAGCATTCCTGAAAATGTAGGTGGTGGTTTGCTTAATTATTGGGAGGAAGTAAAGAAGTATCAAAATGAATCTTGGGCGAAAGCAAGAGAAGAAAATCCAAAAGTGTATTCAGTATTTGATAAATTTTTAGATATATTTAAAAAAAATGATGAATAATATATTAATTAAAACTGTTCAAGATCTAGATGATGTAAGAGATTATATCGAAAATGGTATGATGATTGCAGCAAAAACTAGAATTAATCTGATTAAAAGAGATTTATTAAAAGAATCTAAAAAAGAAAATAAAATTAGAGGCAAATTAACAGTAATCAGAAGAAAGGGAAACCACTGCTAATGAAAAAATTCGCACGTTTAACTGTATTCTATATTGTGTTGAGTTTATTTTTGACTCAAAATGCAAAGGCACAATCAATAGTAAGATCTTTCAATTCAGATGCGTTTGTCACAGCTTATATTAATGGACATGCATATGGATATAACGCAGACCAAATTAATCGTCACTCTAGACCGAATAATTCCTGTGTTTATGAAAGTCAAGAAAGAACCAAAGATGGTGTAGTTATTGGCAGAGAAGAAGTAAAACGATGCCACGAAGAAGTAAAAACTGGTGAAAGTCAGTCTTCTTTTATAAAAGATTTTATTACATCACCTCTTGGTGAAACATTGATAGTACTAACATCTTCTCTTTTATTACAAAGAGTTGCTGCTGGTGCATCATCTAGATAGAAAGGAGGAAACGATGAAAAAAATATTATTACTCGGATCGTTCATGTTGTTAGGAGCATGTGCTGGTAGTTTGTCTAAATTAGATGGCAAAGCATCAGTTGACGGAAACGAAGATTTAATTAAAGTTGCATCATTAGTATGTAATGAGTTTAAATCTACTGATTCAGTATTATATGGCTGTGGTTCTGGTATATCTTCTGATTTAGAATTATCAAAATCAAAAGCGATACTAAATGCTAAAATTGCAGTTGCTGACGTGTTATCAAACAGCTTAACAAAGCAAGAAACATTAGCTACAACTGAAACTACAAAGGACGGAGTAAATCGTCAGTATCAGTCAACAGAGAGAAACCAAACATTTGAACAATCCTTATCAAAATATAAAGTTGTTTACGATAAACAATTTTTAGATCAAGGAAGATTCAGATCTTTTATAGTGATTGAGTATAAAGTAAAATCTCTATAATCCCATCTTTACTTGCAATTAAAAATGGGGTATAATATGACTATACCCCATAAAAATATTATGAAAACACTGAAACAATTAAAAGAAGATCTAAAGAATTTAGAACAAGAATACGAATTTCAAGCATCCTCTGTTCTTGTATCGTCAAATAATCTAAAACAAATTCAAGAAGAAATCTACGAATTAAAAGACACAATAACTAAAAGGAGTATTTACAAATGAATGATTTTTTAAAAGATGTAATTAAAGATATTAATAACGAATATGCAGGAACAGCTGATAGTGATTTAGTTGGTGATACAGGATCGTTTGTAGATACTGGTTCTTATGCTCTTAATGCATTATTATCAGGAAGTATATATGATGGACTTCCTTCAAATAAAATTACTGCACTTGCTGGTGAAGCATCAACTGGTAAAACATTCTTCACATTAGGTATTGCTAAAAAATGGCAAGAACAAAGTAAACAAGCTGGTATAATTTATTTTGAAACTGAAGGAGCATTAACAAAAGATATGCTTGCTGAAAGAAAGATTGATTCAAAAAGATTCGTTGTTATTCCTGTTGCAACAGTACAAGAATTTAGAACACAATGTACTAAAATCTTAGATAATATTGAGAAAGTACCTTTAGAGCATAGACATCCAATATTACTTGTTTTAGATTCACTTGGTAATCTTTCAACAGAAAAAGAAGTTAGAGATACTCTTGAAGGAAATGATACACGTGATATGACAAGAGCACAGTTAATTCGTGGTGCATTTAGAGTGATTGCTTTAAGATTATCAAAATTAGATACACCAATGATTGTGACTAACCACACATACGATGTAATTGGTGCTTATGTACCAACAAAAGAAATGGGTGGTGGCTCTGGTTTAAAATATGCTGCATCTACAATTGTATATTTAAGTAAATCAAAAGATAAAGATTCAGATAAAAATGTTGTGGGAAATATTATTAAAGCAACATTACAAAAATCTAGATTTACAAGAGAGTTTTTAAGAGTTGAAACAAAACTTTCATTTGAAACAGGTTTAGATCCATACTATGGACTTATTGATATAGCAATTGATGCTGGTATCTTTAAAGAAGAGGGTGGAAGAATAGATGTAGGTGGAACTAAAGTATTTGGTAAGAATATAAAAGAAGAACCTGAAAAATATTTTACAAAAGAAGTTCTTGATAAAATTAACGATTATACAAAGAAAGCTTTTAAATATGGTTCTACTATTGAATTATCAAGCAATATAAGTGATGCACCAATAGAAAAAGAAAGTAAAACAAATGGTGGAAAATCCAAAAAATCCAAAGAGTGAAACCATAGAAACAAATAAGGATACAATATTTCCTTTCTTAGATCCAAATAGTTTTGAAACACCAGAACTATATGAGAAAGCAAAACAAGAATATTTAAACAAAAAACCAGTACAAATAATTCCACATGAAGTATTATCTGAAAAAGGTAAGTATGGAACACAAAATATTCGATTCAAAGCAAACAAACTTGAAGGTGTAGTTGTCAATTTTGGTAAAGTTGAATTTGTACCACAGAAAGATAGTACAATTAATCTTTCATATGATTATGATGCTGATGTCAGTGGAGCAACATGGCCAGTAATTAAAATTGATTCACCAGAAAGTAAAAAAATATTAGAAAAAGAACTTGGTGATTTTCTAATGAGTTGTATTGAAGAACAATTAAAACAAGGTAAGATTCTATTTCGAGGAGGGTCTGATGAAATGGAAGCTTATGTGAAAGAACGAAATGAGAATAGAAACAACGATACTGAGAAATCTTCTTCATAACGAAGACTATGCTCGTAAAGTAGTCCCACATTTAAAAGAAGAATACTTTCAAGATAAAATTGAAAAAGCAATAGCAAATGCTTCTTTAAAATTTTTTATCAAATATAATAAACCAGCAACAGTTGAAATTATTGATATTGAACTTGGTAATGATAAATCTTTATTTGAAAATGACTATCAACAAGCACAAGCTTATTTAAACGAACTAAAAACAAAAGAAGATACTAATAGCAAATGGTTATTAGAAGAAACTGAAAAATTTTGTAAATCAAAAGCTGTTTATAATTCAATTATGGACAGTATTAAAATTATAGATGGTCGTGATAAAGTAAGAAGACAGGATAGTATTCCTGCTTTATTATCTGATGCACTTTCTGTTTCATTTGATAAGTCAGTAGGACACGACTATATTGAAAACTCAGATGATCGTTTTGAATTTTATAAGAAAACAGAAGAAAAGATTCCTTTTGATATAGATTTATTTAATACAATCACACGTGGTGGATTAAGTAATAAAACATTGAATGTAGCACTTGCTGGTACAGGTGTTGGTAAATCTTTATTTTTATGTCATTTTGCAGCACAGCACTTAATGATGAATTACAATGTTCTTTACATAACACTTGAAATGTCAGAAGAGAAGATTGCTGAACGTATAGATGCGAATTTATTAAACGTGACTATTGATGATTTAAAAATAATGAATAAAATGGATTTTGATACTCGTGTTGAAAGAGTAAAAATGAAAACTAAAGGGAAATTAATTGTTAAAGAATTTCCTACAGCATCAGCCCATGTAGGTCATTTCAAAGCATTACTTGATGAACTAAAAATAAAAAGAGATTTTGTACCAGATATTATATACATTGATTATCTAAACCTTTGTATTTCTTCAAGATTAAAAGCTAATGCTGCTGTTAATTCATATACGATTATTAAGAGTATAGCAGAAGAATTAAGAGGTATGGCAGTACAATATGATGTACCAATTGTTTCTGCTACACAAACTACAAGACAAGGATTTACTTCATCAGATATAGGTCTTGAAGATACTTCTGAATCATTTGGTTTACCAGCAACTGCTGACTTTATGTTTGCAATTATAGCAACAGATGATATGATTAAAGAGGGTATCGTAGCAATAAAACAATTAAAGAATAGATATAACGATCCTAATTATTTTAAAAGATTTATTGTTGGGGTTGAAAGAAATAAGATGAAAGTTTATAATATTGAAGTGGATCGTCAAAAGAATTTCGATCTAGCTGACAAAGGAGATTCAGAGACTGTATTCGATAACACATCAATCGGTCAAAGAATAAAAGAAGAATCATCATATTTAGATTTTAAATTTGATGACAAATAACAATAAGGAGAAACAATGAGCGATAAAACAGTAAAAGTACTTGTAGCTAAAGAAAAAATAGACTGCGAGCATTTGCTGGCTACATTTGTGGATCATTCACATTATGATACACTAGTTGAATACGATTGTGATTTTTACGCACCATCAATTGATGGTATCAACAGTGAGAAGAACATTCTTTTTAAATTTAGAAAGAATTGGTTCACAAAAGAACAGCAAGATCTAGCATATAAAGGTCTTAGAGAAGCAGCAGTAGAAACTCAAAATAGAGGTATTGCAGCTGGTCCAAAGGGATCAAAGCTAGGTGGTCGTGACTGGGTGACAGAATATCAAGAAGAGATGCTTGAAGCATTAACAAAGTATGAAACTACACTTGATGGTTCAGATCCTATTACATCAATTAAATCAAAATACGAAAACAAAGATAAAACATCAGCAGGAAACAGAGGATCTGTTTGGCTTAAGAATAAAGTGACTGATGAAGGATTTGTTTTTGAAGAATGGCTAAATGAGTTGAAACAGTTATCTCGTGAAGAAATTATTAAAGAAGCAACACGAGTAAAAACTAAATTGACTTCAACAACCTCATATGCACAAGCAGTTTGGTCAGGGATAGCAGGATTCTTTGATAGATATCCTCGTATTCCTTATGGTAGAGCGACAGCCTTTACTGAAAAGAATCCTGATAAATTTGCTATGGGCTTTCCTTTCTTACAACAACTTTCAGAAGGATTTAGAAAACTTCTGCCAGTAAGATATGGTAAGCAAAAGGAAGCTTGTGATAAAATGGATCCAAAATTTATTATTCCAGGAACTGTATTCACTACAGCAACTGTAAATAAAACTTTTAGAACAGCAGCACATAGAGATGCTGGTGATTTAAATGAAGGATTCAGTAATCTTACAGTTGTTTCAAATAATGGTAAATTTAGAGGTGGTTATCTTGTATTACCAGAATATAGAGTGGCTGTAAATATACGTCCAGGAGATTTATTATTAATTAATAATCACGAGGGTATTCACGGAAATACTGAAATGATTGTTGAAGATCCTGAAGCAGAACGTATTTCTTTCGTTTGTTATTTCAGAGAAAAGATGCTAGAACTTGGCTCTTGGAACTATGAATTGACAAGAAAAAATTATGTTGATGACAGACGTAAAAACAAAAATCATCCTCTTCAGAGAGAACTTTGGAATGGTGTATCTGAAGGAATGTGGACAGAACAAGAATGGTATGACTATTTAAAAGCCAGACTTGGTCAAGAAACATTATACAAATATCATCCAGAAGCTAATAAGTCCTCACTTGAAGCTTTCTTCTAGTCATGTGCGCAGTTATAGGTGTTATCCTAAAACAACCAACTGAAGCACAACTACTTATTGTTAAGCGAGTATTCCTCGAATCAAAAATTCGAGGACTGCACGCAACAGGCATTTCTTATTTAAAGAATAATGAAATAATAACAATAAGAGAATCAATTCCAGCAGACCAATTCGTAAATCGTTATTTTAACAATCTTTCTGAATTCATTAATTCAGATGGCAATTTATATTTAATTGGTCACTGTCGGTATAGTACAAGTGATTTAGAATTCAATCAACCATTATATAATAAAGAAAAAAGTATAGTGCATAATGGTGTTATATCTCAAGAGTTTCCAGAGAAATGGAAATCAATTTATGGTTATGATTGTATTACAAAGAATGACAGTGAGTTAATTTTACACTCTAATAATCCATTAAAAGAATTTAAAGATATGTCAATGGGTGTTTGTGAATTGAATACAAATAAAACTTTAAAAGCATATCGTAGTGGTAAAAGACCATTATATATTACAGAATTATCAAATGGCTTTATTATTACATCAACAAAAGATATTGTAAAACGTTCAGAGATTAATGGTATAATGACACAAGTTGTAAATGGAGCATATGTGACTTTATATTCGAACTTAAAAAGAGTTGATTCAATAATATCATTATCAAATAAAGATTATCAATTATGCTAATGAGACATTATAAGATCGGATTATTTTCATATGGAGTCGAATTAGAATATGGCAATTGCGAAAGAAGACTTAAAAATCTTCCAAATAATGCTCAATGGAATAATATGGATAAAACTTGTGTATCTAGTACTGGTATCGCGAATGATCCAAAAGGAGAATTATATAATTTTGGTGGTGAGATTAATGTAGCACCAACTAACACTGTAGATGAACAATGCGATTTTATTGAAAATATTAATAAGTATTTGAGTGATAATGGTGAGAAACCAATTGTAAATTATAGAAGCAATTTACATATTCATATTCGTGTTCCAGAATTAGAAACAGATTTAGATGCTCTTAAACAGTTATTAAAATATATACACACATATCAACAACAATTCTTTGATATGGCTGAAACAATACCAGTACCAAATAAACAATTATTATCAGCAGAGGAATATAAATGGGCAAAGAGAAGATATAATCGTAGATTAGTATCTCATCAACATAAGCTATCAAATGAGAGAGTAGATGCTATGTTAAATGCAACAACACCATTACAATTTTGGCATGAACACGCACATAAAGATAAGAAAGGAAATCCTGCTTGGTTCCAATGTCCTCGTGCTGGTATCAACTTGCGTCAAATATTTGAAAGAACAAATACAATAGAATTCAGATGTTTTCCTGGAACATTAGATAGAGGAGAAATGCGATCAGCGATTAGATTATGTAGAGATTTTTTAGATATGGCATTTAATCATAATGAATCTTCACCATATGAACTTTTAAAAAGAAATTCAGGCTCACCAGAATATAGAGTAAACAGATACAATACTCCTAAATTTGAACCATATGAATACGAAACAGAACAAGTTTATCAATATACAAATTTTGAGAAGAATAATCGTAAGCAAGTTAAAGAAAAACTAGATATGTTGAGAAAACATATTAATATAGATGATATGAGTACATCATCAAAAAGTGTTTATAAAATAATAAAGGAAATGAAATGAAAAAAGTATTGTTTGTTTGTCTTGGAAATATAAATCGTTCAGCTGCAGCTGAAATAATTTCTAAAAAAGACTATCCAAATTTAGAAGTAAAGTCTTGTGGACTTAAAGCAAAACAAGGACAAATTACTTCAAGGAAAATGCGTGATGCATTAGCACTTAATGGATATGAAACAAATTCTATTCGTTCAACACTCATTACAGAAGAACTAGTTAGTTGGGCTGATAAAGTATTTTATATGGATAATTCTAATGAAAAAAGATTTAAAGAAAAATTTGGTGAATTGAATAAAGCAGAGAAACTTTCTAATTATGCAAATGTAGATAAAATACCAGACCCACATTTTGCGAAGGCAAGCGATGGCTTATCACAGCATTTAAATGTTATTAAATTAATTCAAACTGCGTTAAAAAAATGGACTACAGAATAAAACAAAATAGACGTGAAGCTTTTATTCGTTGGTATGCTTGGTCTTTAGAATATAAAGATTGCGATCCAGCTGTTTGGTTGACTAACTATCTTCATGAAAGATATGAACATAACGACGAACAAAAATTATGGTTAGCTTGGCTTTATGGAAACACATATAATTTACCAACAGCTTGGTTATTGTTTAATGAATTTCCTGATTTTGAATTAGCTACTGTGGATAGAATAGAGAAATGGAATACTAATAATTACTCTCGTTTAAGATATCAAACAGATACCAAATGGAATAAAGGTCATCTTCCTAAAATGTTTGAATCATATAAAACATTTATTGGATCAAACAATCAAAGAGATGTTATAGAAAGTTATTATGAGGATGATAAAGAAAGTAATTTTAATTGTCTATGGAATATAATTAAGAGTAATCTATATAAGTTTGGTAGATATTCAACTTGGTTTTATCTTCAACATTTAAAACATACAGCAGCAGTAGAAATAACACCAACTTCTCTTATGTTTAATGATTACAGCGGATCTCGCTCTCATCGTAATGGTTTTCTTTATGTGATTGGGAAAGATGATGATATAGATAAAAAATTAACTTCTAAAGAATATAATAATTTAGAAGCACAAGCAAAAGATATAACTGTTGAAATGAAATCAAGATTTAAACATTTAGCAGAACAAGTTGACTTTTTTACAATGGAAACTTGTCTTTGTTCTTACAAAAAAATATTTAGAGAATCTCATAGTCGTTATCTTGGCTATTATCTTGATAGACAAGCTGAAGAAATTATTAATGCTGAAAATGACGGATGGTATGGTATTGATTGGGATGTATTATGGCAAGCAAGAAAAGAAACAATAGATTCAAGATTAAATATTAAGAGTGGTGTAGATAAAACAAAATATAAACAATTTTATAATACAGGAAATATACAGAATTTAAACTGGATGTTTAGTGATGAAAAAACAAACTTAATAGGATTAGAGGCAATTCAATGAGAAAGATTATAGCAGTTGGTGGTAATCCAGGATCTGGTAAAACAACATTATTTAGAAAGTTTATGGAGAATAAACAATGGGAAATGTATAAAGACAAATTAGTACACTCTCATTTTAATGCAGAATATAATCTTCATATACTTGGAAGATATGATGATGGTGAAACCTTTGCAGGAACAGATAGATTGTCAATGGCAGTACAGCCACAACTTCAATCTTGGTGTGTTTCAAATACATATAATATTTTATTTGAAGGAGATCGCGTGTTTAATTCTTCATTTTTAGAATTTTGTTCTAAATTACCTGACACTACATTAGAAATAATTTATTTAAATGTAGAAAAAACTACACTACAAGAAAGATATAAAGAAAGAAACTCAAACCAATCTGAGAAATTTCTTCAAGGAAGAGAGACTAAATATAATAACATACTCGCAAACTTTGATTTAAGACCACATATAATTGAATATGATAACAAAAATTTAGAAAATCAAAGTATAGTTTTAAAATATTTAAACGATACACTATGCCCAGCAACTACTTCCATTTAAATTTACCATTTAAATATCCTTTAAACGAAGAAGGAATGGAATGGTTTTTTAATTTAAAACCTTGTTTCCTACAAGTACCAAAGGAATATTTTAATCCAGAAGCTGTTGAATTTTTTAAATCTAAAAGATTATTATATTGGGATGCTGAAGTATTTTCATTTCCTGAAAATTATAAAATGGAAATACATGTTGATGCTGTTGAGTTTTCAAATAAATGTAAATTAAATTGGGCTTATAGTGAAGGTGAGCATTATAATGTTTGGTATAAACCAAAATCAAATTGGTCACCAAAATCAACAGATGGTGAACAGGATGATGGACGTTATGATGAGTATAGCTACAGTTTTGACGACAATGAAGTAGATGAAGTTGAAAGAACTACTGTAAGAACACCAACTTGTATAGTAAGTGGTCAACCACATAGTGTAATTACTTTTAACGAACCACGTAAAGCAATCTCTGTCACTCTATACCCACTAGGAACTAACCCACCATCCTTACCAAAGGATTGGGGAATACCATTAGAAAATATGAGAGAGGTTTTAAATGTTTATATTGTGGATTAAAGAACTAGTTTTTGAATTGTTCTTTTTTTTCGTAAATATAATTACTTATACTATTCTTTTTATTTTATTTGCTATGGTTGTAATTGTTATTTCTGCAAGTTATTTACTTAAATGTATTTTTCGCAGAGAAAAAAAATATGAAAAAGAAAACACAAATACACGTAAATCAACATAAGATTCGTTCGAATAAAAAGAACAATTTAAATGAACCTGTGATTACAGTAAAACAAGGATCTAAAAATACATATTGTCACGAGGTGATATTAAAAGGTTCAAGTCGTGTAATTTATGGTGGCAACGATAAACCTTTATTAAATTGTGGTGCAAGAGTTGTAATTGAAACTGAAGATGAAGTGGAGATTATACGATGAATAATTTTTTTTTTCATTTAAAAGAACAATTTGATCCATTACAAAATATGGAAATAATTAAAAAATTTCCTGTAGGAAGACATGTTTTAAATAAAAACTATGCATCATCTAATCTTAAATCTTTTGAAACTGATATATTCAAAATTGGTCAAATAGAATTATTCGTCACTCAAGCTGGAGGAAGATTAGGTACTCATGTCGACGCAAACTCACCAAGTGGTTCAATTAAAATGAATTTCAGTTATGGCGATTCTAATGCTTATATGGAATGGTATAAATTTAAAAACGGATTTGCCATACCTATATATGAGTGGATTGATGATAAAATTGATGATACAGGTTCTGAACGTCCAGAAACTTTAAGATATCATGATAATGACTGCGAACTTATTCGTTCAGAACTTATAAGAAGACCATCAGTTGTAAATGTTTCAATTCCTCATGGATTAAATTGTACAAACAGTGATATAAAATGTATGACTGTTGCTGTTCTTTTCGAACAATATTTAGATAATGAATGGAAGAAAATCACAATGTCAAAAGCATTAGAATTGTGGGGGAATAGATGAGAAAAAGAAATCCAGTAGCAAAATCTTTAAGAACACCAAAATTTAAAACAAAAGTAATAAAAAATAAAAAACGATATAATAGAAAAAAGGATAAATTAATATATGAAGACCAGTGGTCTCCATATTTCTAAAATATGACTGAACAATATAACAAATACGATTCATTTGATGCTGATTGGGTAAAGGAAATAGAATCAATTAATCCATCAGGTCAAAGTCAAGGAAATGAAGAAATAGATTCATATAAAACTGATTCATTATGGGAAACAATAAAGGATATATTTAATGGAAAAAGAAAGTTTAAGTAAAGCTTGGGAATTTGAAGCAATCTTTAAAGAGAGTAAGAACAAAATCAAGTCTTGGTTTTATGCAGATTCTAAAGAAGACGCAAAAAATAGGATTGAAGATTATATGGAAGCAACTATTATTTCTTTAGAGGAAATAGAAAAACCAAAATATGTATATAATAAAACAAATAAGACAACTAAAGAAAACAAAATTTGATCTTTTTGCAAGATGGATTGCAGCAATCACAGGTATTCTTGCAGCAATTTTTACTGGAAGTGCAATAGTCTCTCTTCAAGTTTGGGGATGGGTATTTGCTTTTATATCTTCTTGTTGTTGGTTTTACGCAGCAACAGCAGATTCTGATAAACCAAGATCTTTAATGAATTGTTTTTATGTAATTTGGTGTCTAATTGCAATAGTAAACTGGATTCGTTTTTAACCTAAATAATTTTATGGCTTATATAACTTTTAGAGGTGGGACAAAAGAAGAAAAAAAGTATGCTAGATCTTTAGCAGAATTTGTTTTAAACAAACTTGTTTCACCACGTTTAAATAATCTACTTGAAATACGAATTAATTTCGTAGAAAATTTACATGAAAAAACAGATTCATATGGCGAAACTGCATACTATGAAGATTCAAGAGTACCACCAAGAGAATTCATAATCGATTTATATTCAAAATTAAAATTAAGAAGTTTATTAGAAACATTAGCACACGAGTTGGTTCATGTAAAGCAATGGGCAACTGGTGAAATGAGAGAAACTCGAAATCCATTTTTTACAAGATATCGTAAAGTTTTAGTCAACTCAAATAAAACTGACTACTGGGATCAACCTTGGGAAATAGAAGCAATCGGAAGAGAAGAAGGATTGTTTATTCAATGGGTTGAAGCAAATAAGAATACTATCGGAAAACTATCTTGGACAAAAAGGAGATACACCTAAA